CATCGTAGGTATGGGACGTAGTTGGTTTGACTACAATCTTGCTAAATCACACGGAGTACATTTTGACGAGGTCTGGGCTATAAATGCCGTGGCTGACGTCATATTTCACGACAGAATCTTTATGTTAGATCCAGCTAGTCGTTTTTTTGACAGCGACGATGCAGGTGGACAAACAGAGTCAATGAAAAAAATACTCAAAACGCATGAAGGACCAATATATACATGTCAATTAGATGAAAGAGCAAAAGGATTAGTCCTTTACCCAGTAGAAGAAGTGGTAAGAGATTTGAATTGCTACTATCTTAATAATACAGTTGCATACGCTATAGCTTTTGCACTTTGGAATAAAGTAGGTTGTTTAAAAATGTTTGGTGTAGATTTTACTTATTCTGGTAATTTGTACTTTGCAGAGTCAGGTAGAGGATGTGTTGAGTTTTGGTTGTCAAAATGTCAAGGTGCGGGCATGCAAGTAGAAGTAGCTAATTCGTCTACTTTATTAGACACTTCGATACCTGTAGAAGATAAATTATATGGTTATCACCGTTTGGACGATCCCAAAGTTATCGTACATGATCAAGAAAACAAATTACGTGTTTTCAACAGAAGTCAAATTGAAGGAAAAATAGATGAAGAACAAAAACCTGTTCTTATGGACCGCTATGATACACACCTAAAAGAAACAAAAGCGGGAGATCCTAAAGTATGGTAGATGAAATAACACCAGGAGCAATGCCTAGTTTGGGGATTATTGAAGCGCAAACTTCTAACTTTGGTGGACACCCACCAGAGTTTTGGGCAGATCGTATAACAGAAAAAATAGTGAGCGTATCTGATGACAACGAACCGCATATTAAAGAGCAGGCTAGGGCTTATAAAGAGGCAATTAGACAGGTGTGTTTAATTTATATAAAAAATGCTATAAAATCCTATAAAGCTACCTTGATTCAAGAGCTGATCAAAGCTGGAGAGGAGGATGTAGCTAAAATTGTAAAAAGGATATAAATATGGCTATCACATCAACATTAACAACCAGCTTTAAAAAAGAGCTGCTAGAGGCTGTCCATAACTTCAAAAACTCAGGTGGAGATACTTTTAAACTTGCTTTGTATACAAGTTCAGCAACTTTAGGTGCTACCACTACTGCGTTTACAACGACTGGACAAGCATCAGGTACAAATTACACTTCAGGAGGTGCAAACCTTACTAGAGTTGATCCTACTTCAAGCGGTACAACTGGTTTTACAGATTTTGCCGATTTGACGTTTGGAACAGCCACCGTAACTGCTAGAGGTTGTATGATATACAACTCAACTGACAGTAATAAATCTGTTGCTACAATAGATTTTGGTGGAGACAAAACTTCTACAGCTGGAGATTTTACTGTGGTTATGCCAGCGGCAGCGGCAAGCACAGCTTTAATTAGAATCGCTTAAATAGCCTATGGCTAATATTACAGGCTGGGGTCGCGGAACCTGGGGTGAAGGTACTTGGGGAGAACCTATACCTGTTACTCTTACAGCTCCAAGCGCAGCTACTAGCGCGGTTGGTTCTTTAACCGTTGTTGCAAAAGCTAATGTTACTCCTGCTTCACAAGTAGGAACTTCTGCTCTAGGCACACCTACTTTTGATTGTGAAGCTAACGTAACGCCTTCAGGACAATCAGGCACCAGCGCATTAGGATCTGTAGCAACAGATGCCGAAGCTAATGTCACACCATCTGGGCAATCTGCTACAAGCGCTTTAGGCACACCATCCACTGATGCAGAAGCAAACGTAACCCCTACAGGCCAATCAGCAACGGGATCAGTTTCTGGAGTTGGT